GTATGATTAGATGGGTCAGGATCCCCCAGTCCCATCTGTATCATAAAATCATCAAGACCACCCCTCTCAACATCAGGGTTAGCAGCAATTCTTCTTGCCTTATTCAACATTTCATAAGCACTTCTATTAGACTTAGCTAACTTGTTTGCCCAGATCATATCTTCAAGATTTACTTCCTCACCCTTAACAATGCGTGAGCAGATAAACTCAAGTCTGAGTCTGTATTTTGTAGATAGCATTTAGAACTATTGCCTTTGATGTATTTATTTTAAGGGATTACCATTCTTATCTACTAAACCAAGTTTTTTAACTTGTGAGAGATTAGATTTCTCTTGCTTCTTAAGTTTTTTATATTGTTTGATTAGTTTATCAACCTCACCTTTTGAGATGTTGACTTTCAGTTTGTCCTCATTCTCTACAAATCCAATACCTGCTTTCTTTGTATTTTCTTGAGCATCAACATAGTCATTGATTACATCTTGAATTTCATCCCTAATAATAGAGTTAATTTGTCTCTCTAATTCTTCATCAGCATTCATTTTTTCTTTTCCTCAGGACCTTTATTACCCCACATTTTAGGACTTACTCTTCCTTCAGTCTGATCAAATCTAATAAAATCTTTTTTATACTTATCATAGTAAAAATCAAAAAGATCAACCCTTTTAGCACAGTTAGTGACATCATAAGTCACTTGTCCTTCTACAAGATATTGTACAAGGTAAGATGTGTAAGGGAGTTTTTTATCATTAGCAAGTTCAGGATCACAGGCTTCATGTAAGATTTTAATACTCATCAGAGTCTGCCTCCCCACTGAATATCAGGAAATGCTTCCTTCACTACATCACTTTTCACTTTATACTTTGATTCAAGTTGTTTGTCTTTTGCCAAACAGACAATCTCTGCCTCATCAGGGTGAAGACCTTCAAGGAGTTGAATGAACATACTCTCTCTACGAATATTAGAGAGAGAATCATTACCACCTTTTACAAAGTGATAAAGATTTTTCCACTCTTTTCTTAGAGAGGTGTGATCTGTACCTAAAGGTGCTTCATTCTTATTATAAGGAACTTCACCTGCAGGCATAACACTAATTGCAGTGTCATCAAAGTTCCAAATCAGTACAGCTTTCAATGCATCACATCCATATTCTTTGAGAACTTCAATCTTCTTTGCTTTGCTTCTTTGCTTGCTTGCAAGAGATAAGATCTCATGAAGAAATGGATTGGGTGGAAGTTTTGTGGATGTTGCCATGTTTAATCAAGTCAGTGTGGTTATTTATTCAGTCTCAGAGAAGTCCTCTGGGTTTTCAAATCTAACAGCAAGAATATCATCTGCTATAAGTTGTCCATTTTCATCAAACATTTCTGGATGTGTTGGGATGTATGTTGAGTTTCTCTCATAGACATATTCCTTTAGAAGATATCCTACTACACCACCTACAATAAGAAATAAAATTGAAATGATTGAAGAAAGGGTCAAAGTAACTGCTAACATTTTACTCTCCTGGATCTTTTTTTCTGAAGTCCAAGCAGAAGTGAAAATAAAACTCTACTTCTCTGTTGAAGAAAGAGAGCATATTTCCAAACCTTACTTGAAAAGTCTTTGGAACTGTCTTCTTCCTCCGTTTTCTTAATAGCAATTCAACTCCACGATTTATCTGGGTTGGATTACTTGTAGTTTTATTTAGAGGTCCTTCTCTTTTTTCTTCCTGGTCTCTTTTCTTGCTCATACTTCCAAGCATCCTGTAGAATCTCATACAAATAATTTTTTATCTTACGTGCTTCTGGTTTACCAAGATGCCCATAAGCTTCTCTCAACTGTTTGTGATTGGAGTCATTACCCCCTTCCATGTAATCCTCCAGATCAAGGATTAGACTGTTGATTTCAAGAGCAGTAGGAGAATTGATAAACTCTTCTACATCTCTCTTTGTTGCTTTAATACCTTTAAGATATTGATACATGTTGAGCATGAACTTACCCTTGAAAGCATGATCAATTGTATGTTCTAGAATGTCATACATTTCCCAGTGTGCAATATCATCCATCAAACTAAATTTTGTTCTTTGAGATATTTAACTGTTTCACTACATCCACCAATCAATTTTTCCTCCAACTTAACTCTTGGAAATGTAGAACCTGGTCCAAACTCAGCATAGAATTCTGATCTAGTGAAGTCTCTGCCCATTTTATACTCAACAAATGGTAGTTCTGCTAATCGTAACACCTGAATCACCTTAGTGCAATAAGGACATCCATTCTTAGAATAGACCTTATAAGTTTCAAACATCAAATGTGCTCCTATATGCTGGATCTTTTTTTAATTTATAAAAATTATCCCAGGAACAAATGCAAGCTTTGTAACCAGGATATTTTTTATCAACAATTTGAGAGTATGCCATACAAGTTGGGTAGTCACCCTTAAACCATACTTCTTTCCTCTCCTTTATTACTACATGTTCAACCATGATGGGGTTTGAATTCCTCCATTGGTTGTGATTTAGTCAGGTCTCTACGTGATTGATTCTTAATAACAATAAAAGCATCTTTATTGTACTTACGGGTGCCTTTAGGTGACTGCCACTTCTTATTGTAAACTTCACCAACATCAATTCCAGAGACTGATGTCCCACCAATCTCTACATCAATCTCATCATTTTCAAGATCCCAACCAAGTTTTTCAATTGCAGCATTGATGTCAATCATAGGATGTTACTCACTGGAACAAAATTAGATTGCACTACCTCTTGCCAATCCTTCTCAAAAATATCCATACCCTTGTCAGTAAGGATATGATCATACATTTGCTCAAGGACTTTAGGTGGCATGGTGCAAATCTCAGCACCATTATACCATGACCTGATGGCACGTTGCACGCTTCTGATAGAAGCAGACAAAACCTTTGTCCTGATGCCATGGATACGATACAGTTCAGAGATGCTTCTGACAACCTCCAGACCTGCCACTGACTGGTCATCTAACCTGCCTACAAAGGGACTGACATAGGTTGCCCCAGACTTGGCAGCAAGGACTGCCTGAGCAGCACAGAAGATGAGTGTGACATTGGTCCTGATCTTTTCCTCAGAGAATGCCCTACATGCCTTCAAACCCTCTCTGGTGCAGGGAACTTTGATAGTTGATACACTACCAAATTTATCCACAAGACGAAGTCCTTCATTATACATTTCATTTGCATCACCCATGACTTCCATACTGATGTCAGTCACTCCAATATCTTTAATTTCTTGATAGACATCATCAGGAACTCTACCTGCCTTCATAATCAATGAAGGATTTGTAGTGACACCATCAACTAATCCAGTCTCAAAATATTTTCTAATAGTATCTGTATCTGCTGTATCCAGGAAAATTTTCATTTGATTGATTTAAGATAATCCCTCTCTGATTTATACAACATTTCATGCTGTTTGTCAAAGTATATTTCAATGCCTTGCTTTAATTCAGGTATCAACCATTCATGAACTGGTAAACAATATTCCCAATTGACTGGTTGAATACAGTTCATCACGACCACAGACCAGAATGCAACAAAGTAATTATAAACTGTGTACATAAAAAAGAGGGGTCAATTGACCCCTTATATATTAGTTATCTTGTTTGAAAAGATCTTCCAATCTCTCTTTTTGTTCAGCAAATTGTTTGCCATTCATTTGAGAGACATCAACATACATCACTTCTTCATCTGGATTAGGTGCTTCTGGATGACGTGGGCGTTTGGGTTTATTCATTTCTAAATTAATAGCCTGAATGTTTGCCCACATCATAGCAAATGCACCTCCCATAATCAAGGCAAATATAGCAAAGTAGAAGAAAACTTCAAAACCATTCATTGTTCATCCTCAAAAAAAAGTTTACCTTCACTAATTTGTTTATCCTTTGCGGTATATATTTTAGCATATTCAGATATCCTATTATCAATTAGTTCTCCATATTCTTTATGAAGTTCACATCCAATATAATGTCTACCTAAACTTTTAGAAACCATTGCCGTAGTTCCAGATCCCATAAAAGGATCAAGAATAATATCACCCTCTTCACTACCAGCAAGAATAGCAGGTTCAATAAGTTCTGGAGGATAAACTGCAAAGTGAGCACCCTTATAAGGTTTTGTTTGAATATTCCAAACACTCTTCTTTCTTTTCAATGATTTACCATCAATAGTGGGTTCTTTTATACTCTCAACGTCAAAGAAATAATTTTGTTTTTTACTAAGTAAGAATATGTATTCATGAGATTTAGTACACCTATCTTTCATACTTTCTGGCATTGGATTGGGCTTGCTCCAAATAATATCTTGTCTCAAGTACCATCCATCTGCACGTAGAGCAAATGCAAGCATCCAAGGAATGCCAATAAGATCTTTCTCCTTATATCCTTTCAGTTTATTACCACGTCTAGGATTTTTTCCTTGTGGTAGATCTTGATTTGTATTGGCAACAGATTGTTTTGGCAATGCCTGACCTTTTCCTCCACGATAGTTATAGTAACTATCACCAATGTTAACCCATAATGTACCATCATCAGTGAGACAATCACGCACACCACGAAACACTTCAACCAATTGTTGAATAAACTCTTCTGGAGATTCTTCTAGACCTATCTGTGCATCTTCATTACCATAGTCACGCAAACCATAGTAAGGAGGAGATGTTACGCACATACGGGCACGAACACCAGACTCCGCAAACTGCTGCAGTGTTTCCCTACAGTCTCCATACAGAATTGTATCTTTCAAAGTGCTTCCTTAATGAATAGTTCTTCCATTTTACCATGATTTATACGAAATGCAGTACCACGATTACGGAGAGATTTACCAATCTTATTCTGTGTACGCATACGAATATCAATGGCAATCACATCATTCTCTATAGCAGTACGAAATAGATTTTTATCAGTTCCAACATATCTATACACTTCATTGTAATGAAAGTATTCCACACCATCACGTTTTTCAACATCAGCAAATACTTTCACACAGGCAGGGAACTTCTTAGCAAACTGACCAACAAGAGTATCCCAATCCCACTTAACGATGATAGTATCACCATGCACAACAGCACAGTAATCATCAGTGGTCACAATAGATAGACCACGGTTGTTAACAGTCTTGGTGACAGTAGATTGTCCACTCATCTCACCAATTTTTGTGGTGTGAGGAAAACCGTATTGTGCAATGTAATCTTTCTGCGATACAACCCACTCACCCTCTTTGTTGAACAGTGTCTGCTTACCACCAGCACCTTTACGTGCTGCTTTGAGTTCATTTCCCTCAATATCTGGTCCTGCGATGTTATTCTCTTGCAGTCCCAATTCATTTTCAAGAGTGTTACCCACACCACCATCACCTTTACGTTGTGATTTTATGAAACCTCTTGCCTTGATAGTATAAAACTTTTGCTTGAATTCTGAAAGTAGCATGGGCACAGCCTCGATTGCTTTACCCATGTACTATACAATAAAAAACCACCCCTGCGGAGGAGTGGTGGACGGTTTGGGAAGTGGTTTAGAGTGCGTTACCTCTAGGAAGAACTTCTTCAGGGAATACAAAGTTCTCATGTGGTTGGTCAGCAGGTGCCAACCAAGCACGAAGACCTTCATTCAAAAGAATATTCTTGGTATAGAAAGTCTCAAACTCAGGGTCTTCAGCTGCTCTAATCTCCTGACTAACAAAGTCATAAGCACGAAGGTTGAGAGCAAGACCGATAATCCCAATGCTGGAAACCCAGAGTCCCATAACTGGAACAAAGAGCATAAAGAAATGAAGCCAGCGCTTATTACTAAAAGCAACACCGAAGATTTGCGACCAAAATCTGTTCGCAGTGACCATTGAATAAGTCTCTTCTTCCTGTGTGGAATCAAATGCCTTGAAGGTGTTTGCTTGTTCACCATCTTGGTAGAGTGTGTTTTCAACAGTTACTCCGTGAATGGCAGATAAAAGAGCACCACCCAGGATACCTGCTACACCCATCATGTGGAATGGGTTGAGCGTCCAATTGTGGAAACCTTGTAGGAAAAGTAGGAACCTGAAAATAGCGGCAACCCCAAACGATGGCGCGAAGAACCAGGACGACTGTCCCAGAGGATATATGAGAAAGACGCTAACAAAGACAGCGATAGGACCAGAAAAAGCAATAGCATTGTAGGGACGGATACCAATGAGACGTGCCAGTTCAAACTGGCGGAGCATGAAACCAATCAGAGCAAATGCACCGTGGAGAGCAACAAAGGCCCAAAGCCCTCCAAGTTGGCACCACCTGACGAAGTTGCCCTGAGCTTCAGGACCCCAAAGTAGAAGAAGAGAATGACCCATAGCATCAGCAGGCGTCGAGACAGCTGCTGTGAGAAAGTTAGCACCCTCAAGATAGGAACTAGCAAGACCGTGGGTGTACCAACTCGTAACAAAAGTTGTCCCAGTAAGCCAGCCACCAATGGCAAGATAAGCAGTGGGAAAAAGTAGTAGTCCAGACCAACCCACAAAGACAAAGCGATCTCGTTTAAGCCAGTCATCAAGGACATCAAACCACCCCCTCTTTTGTTGTTGTAGTGTTGAAGCAACCATGACTATTTAAAACCTCCATTTGAATTTTTCTTAATTTGTTTTCTGTCTAACACATTTACCTGACAATCATTCCAGTTACGAGCAGACTGAAACCAATACGCTCTCAACTGTTCATAATCTTCAAAGGTTTTTGATTGTTTGCCACTATCACATACTAACATATATGTGTGTCTGTCGTAAGGTTCAGTGGAAGTCTGTTCAAAATACTCCATACAAAACTTAATAAAGGGACAGAAAAAAATAGAGGGTCATAAGACCCTCATTAAAGTTATTCTATTTTTATCAACCAACTGCAGGAGCAGTCAGAGCAACAGGAGTGGATTCAGCAGCAGCCAGATCCAGTGGGAAGTTGTGTGCATTTCTTTCATGCATAACTTCCATACCAAGGTTTGCTCTGTTAAGAACATCTGCCCAGGTATTCAGGACTTGACCCTGATTGGAGATAACTGACTGATTGAAGTTGAAACCATTGAGGTTGAAAGCCATGGTGCTTACGCCCAGTGCAGTGAACCAGATGCCAACTACAGGCCATGCTGCCAGGAAGAAGTGAAGACTTCTAGAGTTGTTGAAGGATGCATATTGGAAGATCAGACGACCAAAGTATCCATGAGCAGCAACAATGTTGTATGTCTCTTCTTCTTGTCCAAACTTGTAACCATAGTTCTGTGACTCAGTTTCAGTGGTTTCACGAACCAGTGAAGATGTAACCAGTGAACCATGCATTGCAGAGAACAGTGAACCACCAAAGACACCAGCAACTCCCAGCATGTGGAAGGGGTGCATCAGGATGTTGTGCTCAGCTTGGAAGACAAGCATGAAGTTGAATGTGCCAGAGATGCCAAGGGGCATACCATCTGAGAAAGAACCTTGACCAAAGGGATATACCAGGAAGACTGCTGATGCTGCTGCAACAGGTGCAGAGTAAGCAACACAGATCCAAGGACGCATACCCAATCTGTAAGACAGTTCCCACTCACGACCCATGTAGCAGAAGATGCCAATGAGGAAGTGGAAGACTACCAGTTGGTAAGGACCACCATTGTAGAGCCATTCATCCA